GCAGAGATACAAATAGATTTAATAAACAAAGGCGCAATAGGCATTGGCTGGGTTATATCTTTTCCTCAAGCAGATAGACTGGGTGGAGATGAAGTTTTTGCGGAGAGTTTAAATTACATCCCGAGTGTACTAGCTACATTTGAAAATGATAATAATATTTTCCCAGAAACTACAGGCACAGTTATACTAGGTGATGATATAGGCGGTTACTACTCTAGAGGAGTAGTTAAAAATATACCTATACTCACTGAAGGTCAGTATGTTTTTGAAGGCGTTTCTTCCGCACCTACAGATATTGATAACCTAGTTCGTAGACTACCTTTGTTAATGCGCACTCCTGAAGGTTGGATACCAGCATTCGGTACACAAGTACTGAAAACTTTAGTTGGTGCTGAAACCTATATTATAAAAACTAATTTTAATGGATTAGAAGAGATAAGAGTAAAAGGGTTGCCTCCTGTGCCAGTAGATAGTCTAGGTCGTAAGTGGATAAGTTGGGTAAATACTCCACAAACAACTCTACAAGAAATGAATGTACAAGGTAAGTTTGTTTTTATTGGAATAACAGCATCAGGGGTAATGCCACAGGTTGCCACACCTGTTGGTTTATTAGAACCCCACAAGATACAAGCAGCACTATCTGAGTCAATATTGATTGAAAAGAGTCCATATATACCTGATTATAGTTTATCTGTAGAAATTGTTTCTTTAGTTTTATCTGTAAGCCTTATTTGGGCAATTATAAACTACTTTGGTATAACTTGGGGCGTTTTATTTAGCTTATTAATACTGTCCTTTACAGGCTTACTTGGAGTGTATTTAATAAGGTTAGGAGTACTTATAGATTTTTCTTGGACTTTTATTTCTCAGGTACTTACTTCTACTGTAGCTTTTTATGTTAATTATAGAAAACAATACGTGTTGCGTCAACAGATTAAAAAACAATTTGAGCACTACCTCGATCCTAGACAAGTTAAAAAACTTCAAAATAACCCTGAGCTTTTAAAACTTGGCGGAGAAAAAAGATATGCTACTTTTTTATTCACTGACGTTAGAGGTTTTACATCTTTAAGCGAGAGCGTTGAACCTGAACAAGTAACATACATTATGAATAAAGCACTTACTGCTCAACAGTCTGCAGTACAGAAATACGAAGGTATGGTTGATAAATATATTGGCGACGCAATGATGGCTATCTTTAATGCTCCTATAGATTTAAAAAATCATGAAGATAAAGCTATTGAGTGTGCTTTAGAAATACAGAAAAACATGGTGATACTTAATAAAGAATTAGTAGCAGAAGGACTACCCAGTATAGCAATAGGAATAGGAATTAACTCTGGTGAAGCAATTATAGGAAACATGGGAAGTGATCAAAGATTTGATTATACAGCTATAGGTGACTCAGTAAACACAGCAGCAAGGTTTGAAAGTTCTACTAAAGAGGTGGGTCAAGATTTAATTATAGGTCAAAATACTAAACAAAAGTCTAAATTTAAGTTAAAATTATTGAAACCTATAAAAGTTAAAGGTAAGGCAAAGGCATTAAAGATATATACGTATGAGCAAAATTAAAAATATAATCATAACGGCTTTATTGTGGGTATGGAACAAGATAAAAACTCGTTACAAAGTTACAGTCTCTTTTAATAGAGAGTATGGTGACGCTGACGATTCTGTATATATAACTAAAAAGATAATAGTTCAGAAAGAAAATCATTTAAAATTTCGTAATGAAAACGGCAGGATAGTTGAATATAGAAGTGCTGGTGGTTTAAACTACATCATAGAGGAAGCCTAATGCAACAATTTTTATTAGCAATAATACTAGTTTTAGGTTTAACTTCTTATTATTTATATAATCAAAATCAAGTACTGACAACTAACAACGCTGTATTAGAAGGTGCTATAGCCACACAGGAAGAAACAATCACATCTATACAGGCAGATTTTGAATTACAAACAGGAGAATTAAATCAATTGACTTTAAGTAGTCAAGCAGCACAAAGAGAGTTAAATAGATACACACAATTTATACAGAATTATGAATTGTCAGCTAAAATATTAGCAGACCCAGTAGAAATGGAAAGGAAAATTAATAATGGTACAAAACATATCATGGAAGAAATCGAGAAACTCAGCACAGTTGTTGATGATCTTGATGATGGCTTGCAGTTGCAGCCTGATTCCTAGTAAACAGATAGAAGTTACGGCAAAACCAATAGAACGTAAGATTGTTCAACCAGTTATGCCTAGAGAAATAGACCTTAAAGAACCTATGTGGATTGTTGTTACTCCAGATAATTGGGAAGATCAACTAGCTATGATAGAAAAACAAGAAGGTGAGTTAGTGTTTTTAGCTATGACTATACCTGATTACGAAGTTATGGCGTACAACATGCAGGAATTAAAGAGATATATAAATGAACTTAAAGAAGTTGTTGTGTATTATAGAAAGGTTACAATTACTAAAGAGGAGTAAAGATATGAAAATATCGTTAGAAGGGTTAGGATTAATTAAAAAGTTTGAAGGCTGTGAGCTTGAAGCGTATAAATGTGCAGCAGGAGTATGGACAATAGGTTACGGATCTACTAAAGGCGTAAAGGAAGGTGACTCACTCACTCAAGAAGACGCAGACAAGTTACTTAGGCACGAAATGGACGAATACGAAGGTTATATTAAAGACATGGTAAAGATTGATCTCAAACAAAATGAATTTGATTCTTTAGTTAGTTGGGTGTTTAATCTTGGTCCAGCTAATTTAAAAACTTCTACTATGCTTAAAGTAATTAATGATAATAAACTAGAAGAAGTTCCTTCTCAAATGAAACGTTGGAACAAAGCTAACGGTAAAGTCCTAGAAGGTCTTATCAGACGCAGAGAAGCAGAAGCTTTGTTGTTCCAAGGTAAGGAATGGCACGAGGTGTGATATGCCGTTAAGTAAATTTGTATTTAAACCTGGAATTATGCGTGAAGGCACAGCTTATGATAATGAAGGTGGATGGTTTGATTCTAATTTAGTTAGGTTTAATGCTGGTAGACCAGAGAAAATAGGTGGATGGCGTAAAGATACTGATAATTCTTTTTTAGGTACATGTCGTGCTTTACACCCTTGGGTATCATTAAACGGCAGTAAATTTTTAGGTTTAGGAACTCATTTAAAATACTACATAAACGAAGGAGATAGTTTCAACGATGTTACCCCCATACGAAAGACTACGACTAATGGCGTTACTTTTTCTGCTACTAACGGCAGCAGTACTATAACTGTAACTGACTCAAATCATGGAGCAGTACAGAATGATTTTGTTACTTTTAGTCAAGCTGTTAGTTTAGGTGGTTTGATAACAGCAAATGTTTTAAATCAAGAGTATCAAATAACTACAATTGTCAGTACTAATTCTTACAATATTACCGCTAAAAATACTAGTGGTGTTACTGTAGTTGCCAACTCTAGTGATAGTGGTAACGGTGGTTCGGGAGTTGATGGAGTTTATCAAATAAACGTAGGTTTAGACGTTTATGTTCAATCTACAGGTTGGGGCGCAGGAGCATGGAACGTAGGTACATGGGGTTCAGTAAATGCTTTATCTAAAACTAATCAATTACGTAATTGGTCTCACGATCATTACGGTGAAGATTTAGTTATGGCAGTACGTAACGGTAGCATATTTTATCACGATACTAGCGGTGGTCTTGAGTCTAGAGCAGTTTCTTTAGCTAGTGTTAGTGGTGCTAATTTAGTTCCTACTATTTGTTTAGGTGTTACTGTTTCAGAAACAGATAGGCATCTTATAGTTTTAGGTTCTGATCCAATATCTGGTACATCTAGGACTGGAGTACTTGATCCAATGCTTGTTTCTTTTAGTGATCAAGAAAATCTCCTTGAATTTGAGCCTTTAGAAACTAATACATCTGGTAGTTTGAGGTTGTCAGAAGGTAGTTTAATAGTAGGTTCAGTAAAAGCTAGACAAGAAACATTAATATGGACAGATACAGCACTATATAGTATGCAGTTTATTGGTCCACCTTTTACCTTTAGTCTTAACTTAATCAATAACAACACAGGATTAATATCTCCTAATGGAGCGGTTACTTCTCCTAGTGGTGTGTATTGGATGGGGTATGATAATTTCTATATTTATAACGGTAGTGTAAAAAAAGTGCCTTGTAGTGTATTGAGTTATGTTTTTGATGATTTAAATTCTGGTCAAGCTTATAAAGTTTTTGCCTACACTAATAATGATCATGATGAGATTGGCTGGTTTTATCCATCTTCTGGTTCTGAAGAAAACGACAGGTATGTAGTTTACGACTACAATGATAACGTTTGGACTTACGGAGAACTAAGTAGAACTGCTTGGATAGATGAAGGCACAGTCGATTATCCAAGAGCTACTAGTAATAATTATCTCTATGAACATGAGTTTGGTTTTAATGATGATGGTACTCCTATGACTAATGTATTTATTGAAAGTTCAGATTTTGATATAGGTGATGGAGAACAATTTGCTTTTATATCAAAAGTTATACCAGATGTTAAATTTTTAAATAATAGTAGTAGTGGTAAAGTAAACATAGTTTTAAAAACTAGAGACTTTCCTGGAGATAGTCTTACAACTAATAGTACAAGTAGTGTGGCTAGTACAACTCAACAGATACATGTACGGAGTAGAGCCAGACAAGCAGTATTAAGACTTGAATCTTTTGATGATAATACTGATTCAGGTAACAATGACATAGGCTGGAGATTAGGAGCTACAAGACTAGATGTAAAGAATGATGGTAGAAGATGAGTAAACTTTTAACTACTAGATTACCTATAGCCACAGAAGAAGCAGTTGATTCAGATACATATAATAGATTAATAAGGGTTTTAGAATTAAATTTAGGCACATTTGATCCCGATAACACGAGACAAATGAACCAAAGTCAAAGGAATAAAGTCAAGTTTAATCCTGGAAGTCTTATTTGGAATACTGACTTAGGTGTACTTCAAGTTTGGACTGGATATCACTGGCTTGATATTGGTCAAAGGCTTAATGACTTTGGTTACGAGGCTATAGCGAGTGTTGGAAAAGTTACAGTATCTACAGGTGGTAATACATCTATTGAAATAAGTAATAATTACTGAGTGTAGGTAGTGTTTGTAGACTATACAGTTCAAGAAGTTGTATATATAATAAATAGATGATCATAGGAATGATGTAATGGGTGGTTTAAAAAGTGCTTGGAAAAGCGTAAAAAGGTTCGTTAAAAAGAACACACGAGACATCGCCACAGTTATAGGTTTTGCTATTGGTGGTCCAGCAGGTGCTGCTATTGGTCAAGGGATAGGTTCATTAGGTGAAGGCAGAGATTTTAAAGATTCAGTAATGAGTGCTGGTAAAGTCTACGCTGGTGCTAGTATGGCACAAGGTGCTGGTCTTCAAGGTGGTCAAGGTTTTGGTCAAGGTACAATGGGCACAGGCATCAGTTTTGGTGACCCAATAACAGGTAGTGGCGGTATAGGTGGATTTTTTGAAGACGTAGGGGCTACAGGTAGAGACATGT